AAAGTGGCAGGAAATATTAGAGATAGAAGCAGATTTAAGAAAAAAGAAAAGAGAGCATGAATTTAGGCGAATGGAAATAAAACAAAAAATTCTAGAATGGACTTTAGGAACTTTTTTATTTTTATTTTGCGTAAGTGCTCTTGTTTTATTTGTTTGGTTAGGAACGTAATGAAATTAATTACGAAAAAAGGAAAAACAATTGTATATGATAACAATAATTCTATTGTTATAATAGCTAAAAATTCTCGATTGTGTAGAGAATATGCAAAAGAAAGGAAACTCAATGACTCCAGAAAATCTAGACAAATGGAAAATACTTCCAAGGTTTATGATGTTAGCAATGACAGTAATGTCATGGAGAGTAGTTGAATGGTATATGACACTCCCTGACCCTACTGTGCAACAATCTGGGTTAGTTTCAATCGTTATGGGAGCCTTAACAGGCGCATTTGCAGTTTGGATGAATAAAGAATCTAAAACTGATAGAACAATTGTTTCAACTCCTAGTAAACCTCCTAGCCAAAATACACAGGAGTATGATCACAGATGATAATGCAATTATTACTAATTATGGTGTCTTTAAACACTATAGCTAATGTGGCTAGATTTTACTTAGATCACGTTAAAAAACACTGTGGTACCTGCTGCAATTGTTGCAGGTGTTATTGTGAAAAATAAAATATTTCTAATTATTTTTACGCTTGTATGTTTTTTTGCTTTAGCTAGCTGTGGAGTTTCTTCGATGTTACCTTCTTTAGGCGGCAGTGGAACTAATGTAGCAGCTAACACTCAAGTCGGTAAAGAAAACAGACAATCAGCAGTAAGCTTTGAGGAAAAAACCACTACTAATGCAGGTAGGGATGTTATCACTACAGAGGTTTTAGATCCTGTTAATACCGGAGCTGTAGAGGACTTTTCTATAAGCAATCAAAATATACCCCCTTGGGTAATGTTACTATTAATTCTTGGTTGGTTACTACCTTCTCCAACAGAAATATGGAGAGGGTTTTTACAAGCAATTCGAGTAATTAGAGGCAAGGAATGATAGTTGACGTTTAAGAATAAAGAGGACAGAAAACTATTCTGAATGTCCTTCAGAGGGGGATTATATATCCCTCTCATTATAAGGAATCTATTATGGTTAATAAGAAAAAAGACTCTAGGCTAATTAGAGCAGGTGTTTCTGATTTTAATAAACCTAAAAGAACACCTAATCATCCTACTAAATCACATATTGTTGTTGCTAAAGAGGGTGATCAAATTAAAACTATTCGTTTTGGATCACAAGGTGCTAAAGGCTCTCCTAAAAAAGAAAACGAATCTGATTCTTATAAACAAAGAAGACTAAACTGGAAAAAACGTCATGCTACTAATATTGCTAAAGGTAAAATGTCTGCTGCATGGTGGGCTAATAAGGTAAAATGGTAATGCCTACTAAAAAAGTAAAAGGTGGCTGGAAATGGGGTAAAACTGGGAAAGTTTATCCTACTAAAAAACAAGCTGATGCTCAAGGACAAGCAATAAGAGCTAGCGGATACCGCAAAAATAGAAAGGGAGCTAGATAATGGCGCAGTTAGTCAAACCTACAAAAAATGTTAAACGATCAGTAGCAGACCCAAGTTCTAGTTATCACTCCCTTAAACCTTTATGGAAAAGGTCGAGAGCAGTTCTTCAAGGTCAAGATAATGTAAAAGCTCATGATGAGTATCTTACATCGGATTACACAAACCTACTGATACCTTTTTCACCTACAATGAGTCAAGTTCAGTACGATTTTTATAAATCAGAAGCAGAACTTCCTGGTCTCACAGCACAATACTGTAAAGTGCTAATAAGCTCTCTTCTCAGAAAAGACTCATTATTAGAACTTCCAGATGAACTTCCAGAAGATGCAACAAACTGGATAAAGAATAACTTTACTCTTGATGGTCGTTCTCTGTTTAACTTTTTAGATAGAGCGCTTTGGGAAGAATTACAAACGTCTTCTTGTTGGGTTTATGTAGATTATCCAGAAATAAGTGATGAGGAATTTGACGCGTTAACACCTCAAGAACGAAATAAAATAAAATCATACCCTGTTATTATACAAGCAGAGAATGTAATAAATGTTCAGGTTAACATAAATAAAAGAACAAGAGAAAGAACTCTTACACGAGTTGTAACTCGTTATCCAGTTGAGAGATATAAGCCAGATAATCCTTGGCATCCTGATTATGTTGACACAGTTGCAGATCATTACTTGGACGAGTCAGGCAACCTTGTAATAGATTACTACGAGAAAAAAGATACTAACAACGAGCTTCTTGTTCTAAACGGCGAAGTTAAGCAAGAATACAGAGAATCCGTTAGCGAATATGGATTTGAAAAAGTAAATACAGTAATGCCAAAAATGTTTGGTGAGCCACTTAAAAGAATTCCAATGTGGCCTCTTAACGGCCAACTAGACCCTTTAGAACCAGTTCTTATGCCTCTCGTAGACAGAGAAATTGCTTTATACAATAAAGTGTCTAGACGAAACCACTTGCTTTACGGTGCTGCTACTTACACCCCTGTAGTTCAATCGGACATGACAGACGAGGAGTTTGACGACATAGTAAATGCAGGTTTAGGAACTTGGCTTAGAGTTCGTAAAGATGAAAGCATAACTGTTTTAGAAACTCCTACTTCTGCTCTCGCAGACATGGCATCTGCTATTGACGCTACAGTTAATGAAATGGCAAAAATGGGAATTCGAATGTTATCCCCTGAAACAGCTGCTTCCGGAGTTGCTTTAGAAATAAGAAATGCGTCTCAAACATCTCAGCTAGGAACACTTAACGCTAAAGTTTCAAGCACTATGAAGGAAATAATTGCCTTTATGCTTAATTGGAAATATAATACTGAATATACTGCAGAAGATATCACTTTTCAAATGTCTAGCGACTTTACACCTCTTGTAGGTGGTGAAGGTGCAATGAGGCTTGTAAGCGAATGGTATCAATCAGGTATTATTAGCAGATCTACATGGATAAATGTTGCTAAGTATAATGATTTCCTTCCAGCTGATTATAATGATGAAGAAGCAATAGAAGAAATACAAACAGATCCTTTAGCAGCACAAACACCTCAAGACGAAGGAGTTCAGCTAGAGGAATAATCGTTTAACTACTCGGTGGAGTACTGAATGAGCATTAATGATAAAATTTACGATCGCATTGTTGATCACATGGGTGACGTTAGACTTTACGAAGAAGGCGTCCAGATACAGAACAGGCGCATAATAAGACGTCACAGAAAAAATCTAAGGTCTCTTTTGTCGGAGAACGTCAGGGCAGATATGAGAAAAGAGGTCTCGCGCTTTGGGACAGAGATGCTAGCCCATCAGACAAGCAGCTTGAAAGAGTTTTCTACGTCTCAGCTTGATTTTTACGCCGACAATCTTTACAAAGAGGTTAAGTCTTTTTACGAAGTAAAAAAACCTCGCTCAAGAGAGTTGCTGACCGAAATAGCGGGAACCAACATTAAGGGTTCTAGATCGCTTAGCAAGAACATGAAGAACATTTCTTCAGGAGAACTGGTCCGTATGCAGTCAAAGGTCAAGGCCGGACTCGCAGCGGGAAAAAGCAAGAACGAAATTGTTAACGACGTCCTAAAGACTACCAAGATAACAGAGATACAGGCTAAGACTCTTACAAGAACGTCTATAACAAAGACACAAGCGGAAGCACTGACCAGAGTCGTAGAGTCAAACAAGCATCTCATAAAGGGCTACATGTTTACGGCAATACTCGACAGCCGAACTAGCCCCATATGTTCTCACCACAACGGTAAGATGTATGACGTAGATGACAAGAGATTTATGCCTCCTCTCCATTGGAACTGTCGCAGCTCCTTAATTCCGGTAATGAAGTCCAAAGAAGAGCTGGCTCAAGAAAAAACCCCCAGACTTAAGAAAAAAGAGCTAGCGAAAAAAAGGACAGACAGCCTAACGGGAATGGCACCTAAGAAGGAAAGCTTTGGGGCGTGGCTGAGAAGACAGCCAATGTCTATACAGAACAAGATGCTAGGATCCGAGGAAAGAGCTAATCTCTTTAGACAGGGAAAACTTAAGGCAGATCAGTTCGTGTCTCCTAAGGGATTGGTCTTGTCGATCAGTGCTCTCAGAAGACGAGCATCAGAAATGACAGCTATATACAGGCCTCGTCAAAAGCTAAAGGACACAGAGCTAACCGTTTCAGGATCAAAACCGTACTCACTGGTTAGAAGCCCAGAAAGAAAACGAGAACTACAGCAAATGTTCCTGTCCGACGCCGATGACTTTAGCAAAACCATGTCTCTAACCAATTACAGAGGAACAACTCTCGTAGGAAAACAAGCGTCTAGGAGAAGAGTTGGCAATGAGTTTGACGAAAGAAACTTTAGCCAAGACCCCTTTACGGGAGAAATAAGGAACACAAACCT